GCGTAGAGATGGAATCAATTAGATCACCCAGCACGCCGTGCGGCGATTTGGATAATCAAATGATGAGTTAACGCCATTGAAGGTCAAGAACTGTAAGCTCCCATAGGTTGACCCACACTATAATAGTGAGGTACACCTTCCAAAACAGCTGGTCGACCAACTAATAGTTTCGCCCATGAGTTTGCGAACTTGTCTCCTAGGAGCAGTCCAATAACTTGTGTTTGAAGCTTAATAGGAAGTCTATCAGTGGCAGCGGTTAGATCAAAAGAATATATTGTCTTAACTCCTGTCGACAATAACTTGTTAACAGGAGCCAATTGATCAAAGGTTCCATCTTGAGGAATAATCCTTAAGATTTCACCTAAATAATCATGTAATGGTTTCAAAGCCGATTGGCTTCAAAGATCCATTATGGCGAATATTCTAATCTTTCCAGCCGCCTCTTGTTTTGGCGAGAGTTTACAAAGCTTAAGTTCTGATAATTTATTTTCTCAGAACTCAGCATGTTCCGATTCTTCAGTGCGTGTAACGAAGCTATCAATATGTTTCAAGTCCTGTTGGAAGAGCTTCCATAGCTCCTCACCAGTGATTTTACAAACATTTTCCAATTCGATCAGTAGTTCAGGGTAATACTTATGGAACGCAATCGCGTCCAGTATTGCTCCTAAACCGCTAATAGATCAGTTGGGTCCAGATGTGACCGATTGTAACAGCTTTGCATTCCTTTTGAAGCGGACTTTGGTCCACTCAATTTGATTCAAAGCTGTCCTGATTTCGGGCAAGAGTAGTGTCTCACTAACCCCTGAAAAGGGAGCAGTGATAGTACTAATCTTGACCGTCCCAGGTATTGTTATAATACGGTACATGGACAAGATAGTTAAGACCACTCTTATTGTCGGGACATCTTCCTTCTCAATGAGAAGACGAAGACGCCCCGGAATAATAAGAGGAAGTCCTCTTCTCGTTGCAACTCTCATCAATTTCTTGACTTCAAATTGCCCCGAGAGACACTTCATAACCAGACGATGGCATTCTTTCAAGTATAATACAAGAAAGGTGCTCCCGTTCTGTTTCCAAAGGAAACGGACACGAGATATCATCTGGTAAAGTGCTTCTTTCGTACGGTAATCCGCGAGTAAGAGGAGTAAGACCTTGGATCAACGTGAAATATCTTTATATTGTAAAGATTTCATTTGATCCGTCTTATTTCAGCGAACAGACTTATTAGTTGTAGTTAATTTTATGTTTTTCATAAATTGATTATAATTGATAACGAAAGTCGCTAACCCTGACAAAGGGACCTCAATTCTCAGAGGCTTAGTACTTGGTGACTCTATTT